CTCCGCCTTGGTTGTAATTGGATCTAGCTTTTCTCTCTTGAGAAACTGAATTTATGGATCCGCCCATTGCTTTGTTTTTTCTTCCGCCTGGTGTTACTTTCCCAGAGCAAACTGCAGAGGCATACATATTGGCATACGCACTTGGGTATACTTTGAATTTTCTTTTTGCTGCTGCTTTTCCTCTAGCACAAAGTTTGGCCATTATTTGCCTCGCTTTAATCTTTCAGCTTCGTAGATTGCTTTAACTCTTTTAGGAAGGCTTTTTATTTTATAACCAATAGTTTCACTTTGACCAGTAGTAGGTTTTACTGATTTAATTGTAGGTGAAATTTTTTTACCAGCTCGTTTTACAAGCGCTTTACCTAAACCTCTTACAGCTATTCCAAATATACCAGCCATTATTTTTTCTTTTTCATTTTAGATTTAGAAACCATTCCACCTTTTTTCATATAGCCCATTTTATTTCTAACGGCTTTAGGTAGTTTTGCTAAACCTGGGTTTTTCTTTTTATCAATTTTTTTCATATTTTTCTCCTTATTTATTTCCATCCTTTTTTTGCTATTTTTGGTTTACCTTTTTTAACTAGACCACCTTTTGCAAAAGATCCTTCTGTGGCTGTTCTTTTTTTAGCTACATCGTTTTGTACCATTTTTATAAATCTATCCACTTTTTTTTCAACGTCTTTGAAGCCTTGTTTTTTAAAACTTCTTGCTAAATCTTTTTTTGGATTGTTAGATATATTTTTATATTTTTCTTTTATCTCTTTTTCGGTTTTAGCTACTTCTGGTCCATCAGGTGTTCCATAGTTTTTATTTTTTGGCATTTTATTTTCCTCCGTTTTTATTCATATTTATCACATCTGTAGCCTTAAGTCCATATATGGCTGTAACTACTGTTACCCAGAGACCAACTATCCACCAGGGCATTTCTTGTAATTTTTGAAAATACAAGTCAATCTTTGCCTGCATTTTCTCATCTTCTGCAAATACAGAATATGCCAACAAAAACAATGGTGAAGAAATTGTCAAAAGGACAAATTCGTCTTTCCAGTCGTTTTTTTGATTGTCTGCAATCTTTCCAGAAAATTCTATTTCACCTCTCTTCATTTTTTCAATATGAAGAAGTTTAGCTTCTGACATTGCAACGTCAGCTGCCTTCTTATTTTTGTAAATTTCTAGTCCAGCTTTTAAACCTTGACCAAATAATCCCCAAGGAAACATAAGTTAGTACCAAGTTGCTGATCTTTTTTTCTCTGCTAAAACTTTTCCTTGACCTTTAACCATTTCTTTTTGAGATTCAGTAGGATTAGTCATCTCAACTGGTTTTCCGCCAACTGGATATTTTGTTTCAGCCATTTTTTTATTTTTCTTTTTCATATTAGCCTCTTTTTTTGCTTTTTCCGGCTTCAGATAATGCAATTGCAATCGCTTGTTTACGACTTTTTACTTTTTTACCTGATTTACCAATAGGAAGTTCACCTCTTTTGAACTCTCTCATAACTTTTTTAATCTTTTTTTCTGGTTTTGTCATCTTTTTTCTCATTTTTAGCTCCTTCTGTTAGCATTTGGTATTGTTTTTGACAAAATAGTTTTTTCAATTGAAGTATCTGCCCTTAATTTTGCTAATTCTTCATTTTGACTTAACTTTTGATCTTGATTCATTTGATTCATCATAGCTCTCATTTTATCAAGACTAATTCTTTCCTCACCTTCTTGTTTTTTTCTAGCATTTTCTTGTGCTTGAAGGTCTAATTCTCTCGCTCTAAGTTTAGCAATTGGATCATTATCAAATTGAGAAGTAATTTTCTTCTCTTCATTCATAAATTCTTCCATCATATCAGCAATGAGTTGTGCTTTTCTTGCTTCAATTTTTTCTGTCTGCATTTTAACTTGCATTTGAATTTGTGGATTTTGCATTGCTTGTGGGTTTTGTTGCAACATCATTAATTGTTGTAGCTCACCTCTAAATTCAATTTCAATTTGTTCTTGAGCCATTAATGAAATGTGTTCAAAACAATTTTTCTCAAGGGAAGCCATAACCATTGGATTATTTCTTGCCATATTAGTTGCCATAAAATTTAAATGTGCTGTCATATGTGCTCTATGATCTTGACCTGGAAATGCTTGGAACGGTTTCCCAGCGAGAGCATCAATATGTTCTAACGCTGGGTCCTTTGGTTGAGGTGGTTGTGGTCGAATTAAAATTTTATCAATGTCTTTTACACCCAATGCTTCGTACATATTTCTGTAAACTTCATATTGATTATGAATCATTGGATTAGAAGCTGCCAATTGCAGTTCCGTTTGCGCAAGGGAAATACGCTGTGTTTGTGAGAAAATATTTGGATCTGCAACTGGCAATATATCTACTCTGTCGTCAAAGTCAGTTTGTTTGATTGTTTTCTGTCCTCCAACTACATCGTATGGATATTCTTGTGGTAGATATAATTTAAATACTCTCGCGAGTAATTTAAATTCTTGTTTTAATGCTGCATAAATTCTTTTGTGGATCGCAGACATAGTCCTTGATCCTCTTTCTAAAAGCGCAACGGTCGTGCCCACTGCCGCTTGTTGATTACCCTCACCTACTTGAAGATCAGCTATAGATGCGAAACGCTGACCAGCTTGTACCACGACGCCCATAAGTGCTAAGAGAGTTTGTGATGGTTCCTTGAAAGGTAACATCATAAATGCATCACGTATATTACCACCTGGTGCATCGACATCTCTAAATTCTCCAGGTTGAATAGACTGTGCATCGTCTCTAATTCTTATTCCACGCTGTTTAAATCCAGCAGGTAAATTGGATAATGTTCCAGCGTCAATTAATTGTCTTAACGCTGTAGTTGCTGTTCTTGATAATCCGCCAATCATATGTATTAAACCAAAACCATAAAAACCAAGTCCTGGTAAAAATTTGAAATGAACAAAGTATTGAATCTTTTTTCTTAATGGATCATTAACTTCATAATTTCTTCTAATAGATAAAATCTCTCTAGAGTTTTCTTCAATAGTTACAACGTAAGGTAATTTAATTCCAGTTGGATCTCCAGCTTCATCCATATCTTCAAAACCTTCAAGATCTAGATTAACGTGACATTCTAATAAATTAAATACATCATTGTTATAAGCAGATTTAGATTGTCCTTCTAACTCTCGTTCTTTTTGCTCAACTTCACTTTCATTAAGTGGTCCTGGTTTTAATTCTATGTCTTTATAAAAACCAGCAACTTGTTGTTTACGTAAATCATTTTCAGAAATTTTTACGACGTGTATGATTGATTCCGCATCATCTAATGAGGTAGCTGTGTACGGAACAATCAAATCGTCTGCAGGAACAAACTTAGAAACAGCTTGTTGTTCAACTTCATCATAATAAATTTTTTTAAATGATGATCCTGCTAAAGGTAAATAAAATAACATTTGATCAAAGTCTGGTTCATAATCTCTCATCTGTTCCATAATTTGATAATTCATAAAATCTTTTACACGAGATGCTTGTTGTGTTTTTTCTGGAGTAGGTAGTCCAAGAACTTGAGTTCTTACTGGTCCTTCTGCTGGTAATAATTCTTTATAAGCCAAAGCTTGAAATTGAGTTACAGCTTCTGCTAATACAGGGTGTGTTGCACCAGATGCACCTTGAAATGGTTCTGTTCGATTGTCGTATTTAAATCCTAAAAGATCTAAACCTTCTCTATAAGCTCTCTCCCAATCTTTTCTTGAATTTTTATAATCTTGGTAATCTTGATAAAGTGAAGTTCCTAATCTTCCAAGAATATCTTCAGGCAAGTGTTCTGCCAAGTTGTCATAATGATTTTGAGTATTTGCTATTGATGCAATATTAGGATCATAGTTGATGTCAACTGATCCATCTTCATTTTGAGTGATCTCTACGGGCTCACCAGTTTCAGCAGCTTGTTCTTCAAGTTGTGCTTGTTCTATTTCTTCAGGCGCTGGAACGTTTATAACTTGCTCTACGTTTGGTAGAGACTTGTCTATATCTGCCATTTATTTTCTCCGATTTTTCAGATGTACCATTATTGTAACTAATATTCAAGCCCTGTGGATTAGGTCCTCTTAAAGGTGGTATGGTCTTAGTTAATTTTCTCAATAGTATACTCGTTTAGTTATAATCTTAGGTTCTTCAATATAATCATCAGGATGAAGCACAAATCCACCTTGTCTAAATCTCATAATTGCTTGAGTGGTTGAATCCACTAAGTCATCGTGATCTCCATATGGAAACGCTGCACATTCCTCAATAACCTCCTCTGCAAATTCTTGCATAGGTGCCCATATCATACCAGATTCAAACAAAGGTGCAACCGAGTTTACTCTAGTATGCTTATCATTCCCTTTTGATGGAGTGAAGTTAACCACTGGTATACCCATCTTTCTAAGTTCATCTGTAAGTGGTTGACCAGATGCTTTAGATTCAATGATGACTGTATCAGGATCCCAATACTTCCATTGTTCATAAGCAACTTGTTTTAATTCAGGAAAATCCCATCTACCCTTTTGTGAATCTAATAATATTAAACTAGCAGGACTATCATCATTTAAATAAAATACTCCCCAAGTTGTAATGGCTGAAAAGTCAGCATTTTCTTTTTTACTAAAAGCAGTATCGTAAGATTGTATTACGTGTTTAAGTGCAGGTATGTAATCTTCTTGCCATCTATTCCACCATTCACGTTTAATGATTGCACCTTCTTCTGAAGTTGGGTTTTGCATATACTGTGCATTCCACTTCGTGATACTAACTGAAGCTTTAACAGATTCTAATTCTTCTTTTTTCCAATACTCTGGCCACAATGGTTTTCCACTTGGAAGTATGGCAGGAAATTCTATAACTTGCCATTGATCAGCTTTAGCCTCTCGCTGCGCGCCAAGTAATCTCCCTGTTAGATCCTTAGTGTTCCATCTTGTCATAACGAGAATTATTATTCCACCAGGTTGAAGACGTTGACGTGGACCTGATGTATACCACTCATATGCTCGATCCATTGCATCTTTATTCATTGCGTCTTGTTCTGAGTGTGGGTCATCTATAATCAAGAGATCAGCACCCCGTCCTGTGATCGCGGAGCCAACACCTGCAGCATAGTATTCACCACCACCTTCTGTTTCCCATTTACCGGCAGCTTGTGAATCTTCTCTTAGTCTAGTTTGAAATACTTGTTGATATTCAGGAGAGTCAATCAATGCTTTTGCTTTTCTACCAAATCTTATGGATAGTTCAGTGGTATTAGTTGATTGAATAATTTTAAGTTTAGGATTACGACCTACCATCCAAGCGGGTAACAGATAAGAAGCAAATTCAGATTTAGTATGCCTAGGTGGCATATTAATAATTAATCTTTTTAATTTACCTTCTGCAATTTGATTAAATTTTTCTGCTACAATTTTATGATGATCACCTTCAACGAAATCAGGCCATACGTGTTTTACAAATGACATAAAGTCATTATGAATCTTAGATTCTTTTTTCTTCTCTGTATACTTAAGAAAGGTCTTCATAAAATCCTTTCTTACATCAGGGGGCAACTTTTTTATTTTATCTAAATCTATTTCCATCTGAAAAAAATTTTTGCAAAATTTTTTAGGATTAATTTTGGAACCTTAAAAGTATTTACAGGCTATTTAAGTTTAAATCAAGCTATAAAGGGGTAGACTATGGGACCCATAAATTAATAAAAGAATTAACTTATATAAACAATTTGTAAATCCAAAGTGGGTTGGTACCTCTATCGCGAGCGCGCGCAGCGCGCGAGCGCTATACACAGGCGCCGCCAGGCGCGCTGCGACATTGTGTCGCAGGGGGTGCGACATATTGTCGCACCTACCTACAATCTATACAAATAGTTTCAGTAGCCCACTCATCTGGTTTGACTACACAACCACAACTGTGACAAATAATAGCTTTCATAATGTATTTAATATATAGGATATTATATTATTAGTCAATAGGGAGTGGGTGCGACAAAACGCCGCACCCTATGAAACTTAATCTAATAAAGTATAATACTCATTTATAAAATGCCTTTGAAACCAATCTAGTCCCTTTCTCATATTACCAATGGCGGCACTTTGTAAGAGATAGTCATTGTGCGCAATTCGTTCTTGTTGTTTAATTGTATTATAAACAGCCGCCGCAAACCTAGGTAAATAGGTTTTCTCGTCGCTGTATTCGTTTGCAATTAATATTCGTTCCTCTGTCATATCTCTAGTTTGAATAGGAAACGGCATTTTAATTACTCGATTATTATATTTTATTTCTTGTTTAGTTTTCATTTTCTATATCCCTTTCTCAATTGTTCTTCTTTTATTTTATTATCTAACTCCCAAAGTTTTCTGTCATAGTGTCGTTCCATTAACATTGCGATAATATAAAATATACAACCTATTGTTATAAAAACAAAAGCTATTAAACTTATCACTAGTTCTAGTGTCATTGTGTCTTCTACCATATTGATACCCTCATTTCACCCGTTGCGGTTCTATACTCACCTTGATTAACATCAAAATAAGTTAAACAGTTCTCACCTTGCTTTGATTTCCACAACCTACAATTGTCTGTCCACTTTCCCTTTCTGTCTATAAACTTTCCATATTTCTTAGCGTAGTATCTTATTTTAAAGTATTTCATTTTATCCTTTCTGTTATAGGGGATAATATATTATATATTATCCCCTGTCAAGTATTAATTAAACACTAGGCAAAGCTTTTAAATCTTGGTTCCAACGCATACCAATTTTCTGGCTTACTTGGTCCAATGATATTGCCAAACTTTCTGGCGTGCCCGCTTCCATAACTGTGTCAATGGATTTCTGTTTTAAATCTCTTAACAGTTTAAGCTTCGCGCCTTCCGGTCTTCGTTCAATTTCTCTTTTAGCAAGATTACTCGCCCACTGTCTTAATTGGTCCTCGCAATCTTCAAGAGTTATTTTATCAGTATTATAACGCCTATTGCCGTCAAATTTATAACTCAATTCAGCGTCTTTAGGTTTTTTCTTTTCAAAAAATGTTAGTGCTGTAGCTCGCGCCTCTTCTAACATCTTTTCAGCTTCTCTAAATTTAGAGATAATTTTATCAGCTCCCATTTTTTTAGATAGCTTTTTTACAGCGCTGTCAGTTGCTTCTGTTTGAAATTGTTTAACTAACAGTTCTTGTTCTTCAATTAGAGGATCAAACTGTCTTTTCACTTTTTGTTTGAAGTGATCTAATTGATACTTTGTCATTCCTTTACTCATATTTCCTCCGTTATTTGTTTGTCGAATACACTTGTGTATTTGAGAAAACATAAATTTAAAAGTTGACAAATTGTCGCAGTTAAAAAAATAAAAGAGGGTGGGCCCCGCCCACAAGCTCTTCTCTTGGGTGCGACAATTTGGCTAATATACATAAAATATTTATTTTGTTAGTTTGTTTGTAATCAAGTCGCGTACTAAGTTAAGTTAAACTACCTCTAGATACCCGACAAGATTTTAACCCGCTCGGTCTATGGATTGCGAGGTCGCGATAGCAAATACGGATGGCAGAGCGGGTTAGCTTGAGCCTTGATCCTATTCAGAGGCATTCTGCAGATGCAGATTCGATTAGGATCTAGGGTCAAGTTTCAAGCAGTAGCTCTGGCCAGAAATGGTTTTAAGATGTTGCTTAACTTGATCAGGTCAAGGTGTCCCAGACCTCGTAAGAGGAAGAACGAACGCATAGAAATGGATCGGGAGCGTTACTTGACCAAAGAGGTTTAATTGCGACCTCTATAATATACTCTGTAATTTTCCGTTGCGGTCGGA